CAAGCAAACTCAGCTACAATTACAGCAGCATCAACAAACGTTGGTAGCACAATTGTATTGCGAGATGCAAGTGGTAACTTTGGTGCTGGTACAATTACAGCGGCACTGAGCGGTAATGCAACTACTGCAAGTTCAACTACAACTGTTACAACAGGCGGCAGTGTAACTACTACAACTCTTACAACTGGTGCAGCAGCAACAGCAGGTACTATTACAGGTAACTGGAGTTTAACTGCTGGATCACGCATGCAAGCAACATACGCTGACTTAGCAGAGTACTATGAAGGCGATCTTGAATATGCTGTAGGTACTGTACTGGTATTTGGCGGTGATAAAGAAGTTACCGAAAGCACTACACACCGTACAACAAGAGTTGCAGGCGTAGTAAGTGATCAAAGTGCTTATATCATGAACGCAGGTTGCCCAGGTATTAAAACTTGTGTAGCATTGCAAGGTCGTGTTCCGGTTAATGTAATTGGTACAGTTGCCAAAGGTGATATGTTAGTTGCAAGTTCAATACCAGGTTATGCAGTTGTTGATAATGATCCAAAAGTAGGAACAGTTATTGGTAAAGCAGTTGGAGTTAAGACTGATAGCGATCGCGGAACAGTTGAAGCAGTTGTGGGTAGAGTATAATGGCAAAGCAAATAAATACACTAAGCGAGGAAAATACACATGGCGAATAGATACCCACTAATAGTTGACACAACTGATGGTAACAAATTAAAAGAAATACCCAGTGGAGATAATCTACAACTTACAAGCAACGGTATTATTGGCGTAACTGATGTTACTGCTAGTGGCACTGTTGCAGCAGGTGTACTAAGTGCTGCAAGTATTAAAAAAGGTGGCACTGAAATTGCAACTGTTGCAGTAACAGGCAGTTACAATGATTTAAGTAATCGTCCTACGCAACTTAGTGATTTAATAGATGACATGAATGTACTAGTGCCTGGCGACAATATTGGTCAACTTACTAACAATGTTGGTTATTTAACCACTGTTGCGTTTGGTAATTTAACTGTTACTCCAACTACACTTGGAGGATACGGCATTACTGATGCTGCTACAAGTGTGCAAGGAGGATTGGCAGCGACTGCTGTACAACCAGGTGCTAATATTAGTACACTGTTTAATAATTCAGGGTACTTAACAGCAGCAGATTTATCAAATGGATTAATCACAGTTGATGTTAACAACACGGGAGATTTAGTTGGTAGTGTATTTGCTGACGATTCGACACTGATGATTGATAGTGTACTTGCTGCATTTAACTTAGATCAAACTATTAGAACTAATGTAGTTCCGGCAGCAAACGGCGTTTACGATTTAGGTGCTCCTACTCATAAATTTAAAGATTTGTATTTAAACGGTACAATAACATTCCCAGATGCTTCTGTTCAAACTACGGCCGCATTAATAAGTGAAACAATTACACTAGCAACATTAAAAACTGAAGTTGCAGCAAGTACAAACTTTACAGATTTCCAATCAAGAATAGCAGCACTATAAACGGAGAATAACAAATGACAATCAGCAGAATTAATGTAGGTAATATAGCAAACGACGGTACAGGCGATGATCTCCGCCAGGCATTTGTTAAGGTTAACAACAACTTTGACGAACTTGATGCAAGAGTTGTGCCGCAAAATAATGCAGCAAACTTAGGTACAGGTACTGGAGTATTTTATACTAAAGAAAATAGTATACTAAACTTTAGAAGTCTAATTGCAGGTGATAATATGTCACTTAGCTCCGACGGTACAAGTATTACAATTACCAACAATGGTAATATTACTGTTAGAACTGATGGAAGTACACTAAGTCTTTCAGGTGTAGGTAGAGCATTTGGCATTAACGGCGGACAGAACATTGACACTTCGTTAACCGGAAGTAATATCACTGTTGCAATTAATGCTACAGATTTGATATTCCAAGATAAAAATCCAGCATTAGGAGCTGCTCTTGATGCTAACGCATTTAATATTAATAATGTAGGTACACTAACTGCAACAACTGTTAATGCAACTTCAGTTGTTGGAGCATTAACTGGTACAGTTAACGGTATTGATGTAGAAGAATTAGATAGAATTGTTACAGGTGCAGACTACGGATTAATATCTGATAATATAACAACAAGTATAGAATTATTGTTTAGAGCTACTACAATCGACTACGGTTCAATTACAGCTCCGAGCTCATTAGTATCAGATTACAGTAGTATCTAAAATTTAGATAAATATGCTATATAGGGAATAGTATATATGGCAAACTTTTGGACAAGCAATAACGGTGATAGTCTTGGCACTCTCGAAGAGCAGGTGACGATTGCTCCGTTATCACTACTACTTTCACAACCGAGTGCAACTGTTAAACTAATAAGTGGAAGTTTGCCGGCAGGATTAAGATTAACTAATAATACAATAGCAGGAACTCCAATAGAGGTTGCAAGAGAAACTGTTAGTACATTTGTACTTAGAGCAACATATAATTCACAAATAAGTGACAGAACATTTAAAATAACAGTACAAGGTGCCGATATACCAGTTTGGCAAACTCCTGCAGACTTATTAGCAGCAGGTAATAACGGTGTTTACTATATCTTAGACAGCGCACCAGTTGACTTTCAATTAGAAGTGATAGATACTGATACTGCTGCTGGACAAGTTCTTGAATATTTTGTTCCAGCTAAAGGTGGCACTCTACCTCCGGGCATACAACTAACACGCGATGGTAGATTAGTCGGCGTTGTTGATCCTATCCTTGCGATAGAAAAATCATCAGCAGCTGGTTATTATGATGATGCAGGATATGATGCAGGAAGTACCAGTGCATACGACTGGAGTGTTCCTAGTTCTAACGGCTTTGACAGTTTTTATTATGACACTACAATTTACGATCTAAGTACTCCTACACAGTCTCCTAAGAAACTTAATCGCTATTACGAATTTACAGTTAGTGTAAGTGACGGAGATACCGTTGCAAGTCGTACATTTAAATTGTATGTAGTAGGCGACGATTTCTTTAGATCGGACACTACTGTTATGAATGTAGGTACCGGAGTATTTAGTGCCGACAATACTCATATTCGTGTGCCAATTTGGTTAACACCAAGAGACTTTGGGTATAGAAGAGCTAATAATTATGTTACACTAATACTAGATGTGATTGATCCTAATACGCTATCAGGTGTTGTTAGTTACTATCAAACTTCTCTCAATGATGATAGCACTCCTAGTATACTTCCTCCAGGCCTAACACTTGATACTGTTACAGGCGAAATTGCTGGTAGAGTACCTTATCAGCCTGCTGTAACACAAGAATATAAATTTACCATTGCGGCGCAGCGTATAGGATACGATGTTGATAGTGTTCAGCTAATTGAATATATGTATGAAGCCGCTAATATTGGAACAGCACAAATTAAAGTTAGTAAATTTGATGCATATTCAGAGTATGCTATTGATAAAGAATTCACCGTAGAAGGGAATACTTATATTGTTATAAGCATTAATACTGGTAATGCCGCATTTGATGTGTTAACACTAAACAGAGCTTTACTTACTGCATTTAATAGTGGTACTAGCATTAATTTTGGCACAATTGCTATTGTTGAAACAGAAAATACAGTTAGTGAAAAAACATTTGTTGTAAAGCTATTAGGCGAAGTTGATTCAACTATTGCATGGATTACTCCAAGAAATTTAGGATCGTTTAGTGCCAACTATATCAGTACACTTAATGTTAGAGCAACTACTACTGTACCAAATGCTAATTTATTATATACTGTAACATTAGGTACACTTCCTCCAGGGTTAACGTTATCATTAAGCGGCGAATTAATTGGTAAAGTAAATAGTTTTGGTACAGAGTCACAACCTGGATTAACTGTATTTGATAGTCAACAGTTGCAGCTGGACGGAAATACTACTACACTCGATCGTACATATGATTTTACAATTAAAGCACAGGATCAATTTGGATTTAGTGCTATTGAGCGAACATTTAGTGTTAAATTATCTGACCCAGACAATAAACAATATAGTAATGTTTTTTTACAACCACTATTACCGCAAGTGCAACGATTAGCTTTCGTTAATTTTGTAAACAATGCAGAGATATTCCTTCCAGAATATCTTTACAGACCAAACGATACTAATTTTGGTATACAAACTAAAATTAAAATACTTGCTTATTCGGGAATAGAAGCAAAGGCTATTGAAAGTTTTGTAGCTGCGGCTGCAAAAAATCATAAAAGACGCAATCTTAAAATTGGTAGCGTAAAAACAGCGATTGCTAAAACACCAGGGACTCAAGATGTAGTTTACGAAGTAGTATATTTAGAAGTTATCGACCCACAACAGTCTACTAAGAGAAATCATAAGACAGCTAATCAAATTAAGATTAAAAATAATGACAAAGTTTTAGTTAACAGCGCAAAATATACCGATATTAATGACACATATGCAAGTGAATTTTCTGAGGTTACTATTACTACTAGAGAAGAAGGCGAAGTTGCAGTAAGCTGGATTGATTTATTAAATATTAACGGGCGTGATGAAATCTATAATATACCCGTAACAAGTTTGTTAGAGATTATAAATCAAGCAGGTTATTCTGTAAGCGTGCCATTTACACCTGGCGTGATAGAAAGTAACAAATATAGACCGTGGCCTACTAATGTAATCACCACTGATAGTAATGCTATACTTGCAGACGGTGCAAATAGTACAACACGTTATATATCCAATATGACACATATGCGAGCAGCTATTAAGAATATAGGTGAAACAGAAAAGAACTTTCTACCTCTTTGGATGAGATCATCACAAGTAGACACAATAACGGAGTTAGGATTTGTTAATGCTATACCGTTATGCTATTGTAAGCCAGGTACTGCAAACATAATTGCTAATACCATTGATTTTTATAAAATTGATTTTAAACAATACGAGTTAGATATTGATAGATATGTAATAGACAACGCTGAAGGTAATTCACAAGAACAGTATATATTGTTCGCAAATTACGAATTTAACACTTAACAACGATAAATATATTGTAGGAGATATAAAATATGGCAAGTACAATTAGTACAATAGGATTCAACGCTGCTTTCCCAGTGGCCGGTCAAGATAACGACAGTCAAGGCTTTCGTACAAACTTCAATGTGACTAAGGTTGCACTAGAAGCAGCAGAAAGTGAAATTACAACACTACAAAGTAGCACTGCAAAATTAGATGCAGATAACGACTTTAACGGTAGCGTAATTAGCGATGCTAAACTTAAGGCAAATACTGAAACAGTATATCCTGCTGGTAATGTTGGTGCAAGTCAAAACGTTAGCTGGGCCAACGGTCACTATCAAACACTACAAGCTGGTTCAGATATTACACTTACTCTTTCTGATTGGCCAGATAGTGGTGTAATGGGCAGAATGCGCCTACAACTTACAAGCGACGGAACTTCAAGAACAATTACTTGGGCAAGTTCGGGCGGTGGTAGCTTTAAAGGTGCAGGAGCATTTAGCGGAACAACTGTGTTGGCTTCACAGACTAATCCAACTATAATTGATTTTTGGTCTATTAACGGTGGCGTTAGTGTGTTTGCACAAGACCACGGAACATTTGATTAATGTTTAACCCACTAGTTGATAGTTTTGAACAACTTAGTGACACTGAGGTTGAGAATAAAGTGCTCGACCTCCAGCGTAAATATTTTATGACTCAGAATCCTCAGGTACAGGAGCAAATTTCTGCGATACTAGACATGTATCGAGAAGAGTCACGAGCAAGACGTGCAAAACAATATCTCCAACAAACACAACAAAACGGCAAATCAGGACTTGACAGTTTAATCAATATCAGTTAAACTGTTAACATGCTTATGAAAACAGATGAACTAGGTATTCCACGCTTTACTAATTGCGACCTCGTTGATATGATCTATAGTGGTCATGTTGACAAGTGTCATGTAGTACTATGTGATCCTTCAGATGATATAGAAAAGTTTAACGCAGCAATGCGTGAACAATATCTCCCTGAACTTACAAAATATATTCCTCTAGATGTAGACCAAAAGACTTTTGACGGTGCGTTACAGTCGGAATGGTTCATGCCTGATGAATATAAAACATATCCTATCTATGACTTTTGTTTAGCGCAATGCAATACTATAGAAAAAAAGAAACGTTTGACACAAGAGTTTGATGCATTTGACGAACGTGGAATGTTGCCACTGTTATGCTACATGAAGTATCTTGTGGACTTTATGCGTGAGAATAATATCGTTTGGGGTGTAGGCCGCGGCAGCAGCGTCAGTTCCTACGTTTTATTTCTTATTGGGGTTCATAAAATAGATTCAATCCAATATGACCTGGATTGGAGAGAGTTCCTGAGATAAGTAAGTATATAACTAGGAGGCTATTAAAATGGCAATGAAACAACCAGGACGTAAAGTCCACAGAAGCGCTAACGGCAAAATTGTTGACATGGATATGCTACGTCAACGCAATGAACTAATACCAGCAGTAGGTAATGCTCGTGTAAATGCACGCGGCGATCAGCTTGGTACAGGTGGTAAAATCGTTCGCAAGAAAGAAGAACTTCTCAAAGACTACTACCAATCTAATCCAGGTGTAAGAGAAGAACAATCTGTAGCAAAAAATCAACCCACGGCAGCAGAAGCGGCCGATTGGGAAGAAGATAGCGCAGGCAACTTTGTACAAAAAGGTAAATAATGGCTATTCAATTAAGCAAAATTAAAGGCACGCCGCTTGCAGTGGGCAATCGTGTAATTGTATCAGATATGTATTTTGGTGAACAAAAGACTACAGGTGGACTAATCATTAAAGACGACGACGGCACTACACGTGGAATTTATCCACGTTGGGCTAAAGTTTATTCAAAGGGACCACGTAATAAAGATGATTATAATATCGGTCATTGGATTCTAATCGAACACGGTCGTTGGACTAGAGCCTTTACAGTAGAAACCCCAGACGGCGAAGTAGAATTACGTATGGTAGAAACCGAAAGTGTTATTGGGTATTCTGAAGAGAAACCAAACGACATCTATATTGGAGCAGAATATACAGACGGCGCCCATGCTACTGTGGACCCCGGTTCATTTATAAATCCACAATATTAAGAGTTAAAATTGACAAATCCATTTAAAGACGTTGACTTATTTCAAACCGCATGTGATCAAACACCTAGCATTGACAACTATGTCATGTATCTTGATTTGATTTCAGAAGAAACAGGCGAACTAAAAGATGCCATTATTGCAGGTGATAGCGTAGAACAACTTGATGCACTTGTAGATATACTAGTTGTTACTATTGGTGCTATTAGAGCAGCAGGGTGGGATGGCGAAGCAGCTTGGAACGAAGTAATGCGTACTAACTTTGCTAAAGTAGACCCTACAACAGGCAAAGTAATCAAACGTGCAGACGGGAAAGTATTAAAAGGCCCGGATTGGGTGCCGCCAAACCTTGCACAATTTGTAAAATAATACTTGACTCCTTAGTTGCTATATGCTATAATGTATATAATAATTAAGGAGTTTTCTTTTGGCTACACACGGCACTATCGACCTAGAGACTATTGATACTAGTCCAACTGCAACTGTCCTGTCGCTAGGTGCAGTTAAGTTTAATCCGCTAGATGATAGCGAACCTCACTCAGAACTTTACCTAAAAATTAGCATTGACGAGCAAGATACTCTTGGGCGTACTGCTAGTGACAGCACTATTGAGTGGTGGGGCAAACAAGATCCTAAGATTATGGAAGAAGCATTTGATCAGACTGGTGCAGTTAGCGTAGATGAGGCTTTACGTCAAGTTAACAAGTGGGTCGTTGGTGTTGATACATTATGGGGACAAGGTTACGGTTTTGACTATACCATACTGGAAGACATGTTCCGCCGCGCTGCAAAGCCGATTCCGTGGAACTTCTGGATTATACGGGATTCTAGAACGCTTTTTGGCTGTTGCCAACAGGATCCACGTAAAAGCATGCAGACTGATCTGCATAATGCATTAGCAGATGCATACTTTCAATCTAAAGCAATTCAAATTGCTTACAAAGAATTAGGACTGAAACGCTAATGCCAGGTACACTAAACAAACTACAAGAGCTTATGGTTCTTACTATGGAAGAATGTGGTGAACTCGCACAACGCTGTAGCAAGATTATTCGTAAGTTCGAAACACTCGAAGAAGTTACAGAAGAACAGCGTGTGCTACTACTTGAAGAAGTTGGCGATGTTCAGTGTATGATAAATCTAATGATTGAAAGTGGACTCTTGACAAAAGCCGAGATTGATGCTAGAATAGATACTAAGCGTAACAAATTAAAGATATGGAGTGAGTTAATCAAATGAAAGAACTATGGGTAGAAAAATACCGTCCTAAAACAGTTGACGGTTATGTGTTTCGAGATGAGGCACAACGTAAGCAAGTAAACACTTGGATTAAAGATAAAACTATTCCGCATTTGCTATTCAGCGGTAACGCAGGTATTGGTAAAACTACACTTGCCAAACTGCTGTTTAACGAACTTGATCTGAATGACTTAGACGTATTAGAAATTAACGCATCGCGTACTAACTCAGTAGATGATGTTCGTAATAAGATTGTCAACTTTGTACAAATGATTCCGTTTGGTGACTTTAAAGTTGTGCTACTTGACGAGGCTGATTATTTGAGTCCTGGCGCACAAGCAGCATTGCGTGGTGTTATGGAAGAATATCACAGCACAGCAAGGTTTATTTTAACTTGTAACTATCCTAACAGAATTATTCCAGCTATCCATAGTCGTTGCCAGGGCTTTCATATTGCTAAAATTGACCAGACTGAGTTTACTGCTCGCGTAGCAGAGATTCTTATTACAGAAGGTGTTATTCCAGATTTGGATATCCTAGACACTTATGTAAAGGCAACATATCCAGACTTGCGCAAATGTATCAATATGGTACAGATGAATGTACAAGAAGGTAGTTTACTTCGTCCTAATGAAGGTGATACTGGAAATAGTGACTGGAAACTAGATATGGTTGAGTTATTTAAACAAGGTAAGATTAATGATGCACGTAAATTACTTTGTGGTGCAGTTCGACCAGAAGAAATGGAAGAGATTTATCGTTGGCTGTATGACAATGTTGAACTGTTCGGAAACGATGAACAACAAGATAATGCCGTGCTAACTATTAAGCAAGGTCTTGTAGATCATGCATTGGTTGCTGATGCAGAGATAAATCTTGCAGCCACGCTCATAAGGTTAGGACGACTATAATGACATATTTAGTTACTGACAATTGTATTAAATGTAAACACATGGATTGTGTAAGTGTATGTCCAGTAGATTGTTTCTACGAAGGTGAAAACATGTTGGTTATCAATCCAGACGAATGCATCGACTGCGGTGTTTGTGAACCTGAATGCCCGGTTGATGCAATTGTAGCCGATAATACTTTTAGAGATGTAGGCGAACAGTTTAAATGGGAAGAAATTAATCGTAAGTATAGTAATCTTTGGCCCGTAATTACCCAAGTACGTCCTGAAGATGTTCCTTTAGATGCTGCTGAATGGAACGGCATTGGAAACAAGTTTGAAAATCACTTTAGTGAAACACCAGGTAAAGGTAATGTCTAATAAGGATTTAATTCACAGTTTAATGCGAATAGAAATTCTAGAGAGCGAAGTTGAATACGCTAAATCTCAATTGCAGCCGCATGATACCGGTCATATACATACTACTATTAGTTGGTTGCAACAAAGAATAGAAGATTTAAAAGGAAATTAATATGATTAGAGCAATTCTAGCATGTGACGAAAATTGGGGCATTGGCAAGAACGGTGATATGCCGTGGCTGCATAATCGTGCAGACCTACAATGGTTTAAGAAAATGACCTACGGACAAGCAATTGTTATGGGGCGTAATACTTGGAATAGTTTGCCTGTTAAACCGTTGCCGGGTCGACAAAACATAGTTGTAAGTTCTACTAAAGTGGAAGGTGCAACATATACATTTGGACAAGGGGTTAAACAACAAATTGTAGACTTAAACCTTGAGCATCCAGTTTGGATCATTGGTGGGGGGCAGTTAATTGAACACTGTTTGGATATCATTGACGAGCTATGGCTTAGCCGTATTGAAGGCGAATACGATTGTGACGTTAGCCTTCCAGGTACTAAAATTTTAGAACAGTTTGATCTTGACAGCGTAAGCCCAGAAACTGACATTTATGTTGAGAAATGGGTTAGAAAATGAAACAATATTTAGACGCTCTTGAATACATTTTAGCTAACGGTGAAAATGTTAGTGATCGCACAGGAATAGGTACACGCAGTGTGTTTGGTTATCAGATGCGTTTTAATTTGCAGGATGGATTTCCTGCTGTTACTACAAAGAAACTTGCCTGGCGTAGTGTAGTCGGCGAGTTGCTATGGTTCTTGGAAGGTAGCACAGACGAGCGAAGGCTTGCTGAACGCACGTTTGAAAAGCCCCGTGAGGAACTTACAGATAAGACAACTATTTGGACTGCTAATGCTAATGCACAAGGTAAAGCACTAGGTTATGCAGACGGCGAACTTGGACCAGTATATGGTTACCAATGGCGCAACTTTAATGGTGTAGATCAAATTGCTGGGCTTATCAAAGACATTAAAACAAATCCTAACAGCAGGCGTTTAATTCTCAGTGCGTGGAATGCTAGTGAAATTGATCGTATGGCACTTCCTCCTTGTCACACACTAAGTCAGTTCCGCGTAATGAATGGCAAACTACACTGCCAGATGTATCAGCGTAGTGCAGACATGTTCCTTGGCGTACCGTTTAATATTGCCAGCTACAGTTTGCTTACACATATGCTTGCACAAATTTGCGAACTACAAGTAGGCGATTTTGTATGGAGCGGTGGAGATTGTCATATCTATCAAAATCATATGGAACAAGTCAATCAACAACTTACTCGCACGCCAATGCAGGAACCGCATTTGCTTATGCCTGCATTTAATACATTGGATGAATTGCTTGCTACTAACACAAGTGGGTATAAGTTAATTAACTATACGCCAATGGATTCAATTAAGGCTCCGATGGCGATATAAGTAACATTATAGACAGTAAACTTATCGTTGCATGATAAATTTGATAGAACGATCTCGTATAGATAATAATCGAGACATTTGGAATACACCTGAGAGTAATATAGTGGTTAAAAATATTGTAGTAGTCGGCGCAGGCATCAGCGGAGTGTTGGCAGCATATTATCTTGCCAAGGCAGGGCATAAAGTAACTGTTTACGAACAAGAGCGTTATCCTGCAATGCGCACCAGTTTCGCCAATGGTGGACAAGTAAGTGTTAGCAATAGCGAAGTCTGGACAACGTGGGGTAACGTGGCCAAAGGCATCAAGTGGATGTTCAAGAAGGATGCTCCACTGTTGATTCGCCCGACGTTTGAATGGGCAAAGATCCGTTGGATGGCAAAGTTCATGTGGAACACCATCACCAACCAGTATGAAAGGAACACAGCCGAAACTATCCAGATGGGTATGCGTTCACGTGATCTATATAGAGAGATCATTGCTGAAGAAGGTATAGAGTTTGATCAGAGTTTCCGGGGTATCCTACACTTCTACAAAGACGACAAATATTTTGCAGACGCTGAATCTGTAACAGAACTGTATGAAGCAAATGGTTGTCAGTGGCAGATAGTATCTCCATACAAGATGCACGAGCTTGAACCTACATTACAAAATGATGGCGAGTTAGTTGGCGGTGTTTGGACCAAAGATGACTGGGTAGGAGATATACACAAGTTCTGTACTGAACTGTCTAAAGTACTAAAAACCAAATACGGAGTTAACTTTAAATTTGGCGATAAAATAACCCACGTAAAAAACTTAGACTTCTACGATGCTATTGTGATCAGCAGTGGTGTAGGAAGTGTAGAACTTGCTAAAACGGCAGGAGACACAATTGATGTATACCCAGTTAAAGGATACAGTATCACAATCAACTTAGATGACGAAAGTTATGCACACACACCACAAACCAGTTTGTTAGACGATCAAGCAAAGATTGTGACCAGTACATTGGGTAGAAGATTCCGTGTTGCTGGAACTGCCGAACTAACTGGTGAGAACTATGATATACGGCATGATCGTATTAAACCGCTGTTGGATTGGGTGCATACTAACTTTCCCAAGATTAATACACATGACTATTCCCCGTGGGCGTGTCTACGTCCTATGACACCAGACATGATGCCTATTGTAGAGCGGAGTAAGAATAACCCCAGAGTGTTTTACCACACTGGACATGGCCACTTAGGTTGGACACTGAGTCCTGCAACTGCTGTGAGACTAACTAAATTAATTAAGGATTACAGATGATTGACACACGAATTAAAAATATTTTGTTGAATGAAGAGATTCGACAAAACTCAACAGTAGAACTTATTGCAAGTGAAAACTTTGCCAGCGATGAAGTAATGCAGTTGTGTGGCAGCATACTAACCAACAAGTATGCAGAAGGTTATCCGGGCAAGCGTTATTATAACGGCTGCGATAACATGGACGAAGTTGAGCAACTTGCTATTGATACACTGTGCAAGCTATACGGTGCAAAATTTGCTAACGTGCAACCGCACAGCGGTGCTAATGCCAACACAGCAGTATATCAAGCATTGATGCATCCCGGCGATCGTTTACTGGGTATGGACTTAGCCAGTGGTGGACACTTATCGCACGGTAGCAAACCTAATATCTCAGGCAAGATATACGACTGCTATGCTTACGGTGTTGGTGCTAACGGATACCTAGACTATGATGCTGTTCAAGCACAAGCGTTTGATGTGCGTCCGCATGTTATTGTAGCCGGGGCTAGTGCGTATCCTAGAGTAATTGATTGGGCAAAGTTCCGTGAGATCGCAGACAGTGTAGGTGCTTACCTTGTGATTGATATGGCACACTACAGTGGACTCATTGCCGGCGGTGCGTATCCTAATCCTGTGCCATTTGCTGATGTAGTTACATCAACTACACACAAGACACTGCGTGGACCACGCGGCGGCATTATACTTTGGAATAATGAAACACTTACTAAGAAGATTAATAGTGCTATATTCCCAGGTACACAAGGCGGCCCACTAATGCACATCATTGCAGCTAAAGCACAGTGCTTTATTGAAGCTGATACCCAAGAGTTCAAAGACTACACTCACGCCGTTAGACGCAACGCACAAGTAATGTGTGAGGTGTTTGTTAAAGAAGGCTTTAGTGTACAAACAGGTGGCACTGATTCGCACGTTATTCTGATGGATTTGAGTAACAGCAAGCACAGTGGTCGGGCTGCTGCTGACTTATTGGAAGCAAATGATATCACAGTGAACAAGAACGGTATTCCAAATGATCCTCGCAGCTTTGTAGAGACCAGCGGTATCCGAATCGGCACAGCCGCAGAAACTACTCGTGGTCACGATGAACATTGGTTCCGTCAACTTGCATACACTATTGTTGATATCCTAAAATGATGGGGCACGGTAAAAACGGCAGCAACCTTCCTGACCAATATAGAATTGAAAAGAAGTTTGCTTGGATGCCTGTAGTATCTAGTAGTAAGAAGCGGGTGTGGCTAACATATTATTACATTAGACGTACATACCACGACGATAACGGTAAGCCTCCTATATACAGGCTTAATTGGGATTATATTTTTACAAAGAACGAATATCTACTGGAATTATTAAAATGAGTGAACGATTAGAAAAAATAGCAGCAGGAGCATGTGAAGACTGTCGCATAGAAATAAGCACAGACGGCATTGCAGTAGACAGCAGTACAGGAAACTTATACCTAGAGGCAGGAATTTTAATGACAGTAATAGCAGTTTTATACATTGGCAAGAAACTAGTGGACCAATACATTAAATGAAAACTAAATTTATCGCGGCATTTATGGATGTTGCAGAACGGTTTGCACAGCTAAGTTCAGCAACACGTTTACAAGTTGGTGCTATTGTTGTTAAAGATGATCGTATTTCAAGTATTGGATATAATGGAATGCCTAGTGGATGGGATAATAATTGTGAAAATATAATTGGTGTACATAAAAACGAGCCGGTATTAAAAACTAAACCTGAAGTAATTCACGCAGAAAGTAATGCAATTACAAAGTTAGCTAAAAGTAGTGAAAGTGGGGCGGGTGCAACTATGTTTATTACGCATGCTCCTTGTATGGATTGTGCCAAACTGATATATCAAAGTGGAATAGTTACTGTATACTATCGTAATGCTTATCGTAACACAGACGGTATTGACTTTCTAGCAAAGTCTGACGTTGAGGTCATAAAGATAGGGGACTAATTAAAGTCCCCTATTACTAGTCTTTAATTATTCGTCTCCATATACTCTGAGGACTTCTCTAACTGCCTGGTGTCTTTCGATATCTCCTGTTGCAAACTGGACTACGTCCAAACGTTCTGAGTTACGTGCTTCTAATAGTCTAGTAAAATCTAATAGACCATTATCCTTAAGCCTATCTGCCTGATTTAGATCGCCTGTTACTGCCATCATTGAACCTGTGCCTAAGCGTGTAAGCAACATTTTCATCTGACTTGGTGTTGCGTTTTGCATCTCGTCTGCTAAAATAAACGCATCTTTAAATGTGCGGCCGCGCATATATGCTAACGGTGCAATTTCAATCACTCCTTCTGCAATCATCCCTTCTATCTCTTTTGCATGAAAATACTCTCTCAATACATCGAATATCGGTCGAGTCCATGGTGCCATTTTTTCTTCTAATGTACCTGGTAAAAAGCCTAGATCTTCGTCAACAGACACAGCCGGTCTAGTAACGATAATCTTATCAACTACACCTTCTTTAAATAGTTTAACCGCTACTTGCACAGCCAACATGGTTTTGCCTGTTCCTGCCGGACCCACTCCGAAGACTATGTCTTTCTTTGGATCTAGCAATGCTAACACGTATGTTTCTTGGTTTCTATTACGGGGAAGTATTGTGACTTGCGTCTTCTTTTGGACTGAATGTCCCATTGGTTTAATGTTAATTACGTTATCGTAATTAGTATTAATATGCTGTCTAGATTTAACAGCCACTTTGCGCTTTGCACCCATTAATTTTCCTCCTATGAGTAATGGAGTAAGACTGTATGCTTTCGAGTAAAGCACTAGCCCTACAAAGATATTTAGCATCGAGAACGCTGAGTAAAAATAGTTGTTAACTCTGAAACTGCGATAAATAAGTATGTAAGAAATAGGATGACCCATGCAAGATATCTATGACATTGTTAAAAACATCGAAGGCATTTACGATAGTAATACTTCGTTTCAAGTACTAAAAGATTTTGAAAGAGTCTTAGACGAATTAGATATTTACGTCTATGCTAATTGGCAGGATGGCGAGGTAGCCGAAGGGCCAATTATTGATCGTCATTGGATTACATGTACATTCATGTGGGATCGTAACAAGATGCCAGATCCAATGGGCGGACAACGTCTATTAGATTATGATTGTAAAGTGTTTATGGGCAAAGATTATGTTATTAAGCCTCGTAAAATACGTGATCCTAGTGATGTTCGTCCAGGATCTAAAAAAGGCAAACTCGACCGTCATCCTATTTGGTTAGTTAAAATTCAAATGCCTAAGAAATTAATTGCAGACATCTATGGCGGATATAATAAGGTCGAAGAATTAGATAATATTACTGCACAAGAACAACCGCAAGCAGCGGATCAAGCAGCAATGGTAACACCGGGGGCAGTATAATGGGACTTAGACAAGGCGATTTAAAAGATTTAGTATATCATATCTTTGAGATAGATGCATATGCTAGTAAAATGGGCGACGATAAAAACATTATTACTCTTAGTTTTACTGTTAAAGATAAACCACCAGCTGATGATTTAGTAAAGTTTTTAGAAGGTGGATATAGCTTCATTCTCGATAGTGACGTAACTGCTGGAGAGCAAAGCGACGGTAACTATAGAGTATTTGTTGAAATTGAAAGAGATAAATCTGCAAACCAAAACATCATAGAAATTGTAGACGGAGTTACAAAATTAGCAGATGTTGAAGACTTTAAATTTCGTTACTACAAAGGCTTTAGAAGCCACGATGTTACAATAGAAAATTTAGATCGCGAAGTTCCATTAGATCCTGATAACTACGGTATTACAGTATCTGAAAGTAATCTTAATAACTATAAAAACTTCTTTAGTAACAGCTACGTAGAAGAAATTGTTATGGAAGATAACATTATATCTATTAAGAAAGCATATTCTGATAAGTTAATGTTTGAATTTGTAGACTTTGGCGAAACATTAAAAACAGTTAAGCGGATTAATGAATCGTTAGATATAATGGATTCATATCCAGAGATACTATTTCTTACAAAATACTTAGGTGATTATAATATTTGCAAATATGGCGATAAACTTGTGTTTGAAAACTCAGAATGTGTATTGGTCCTTAAAAGACTATAATAAATACTTGCATGGCACACTGTAGAACTTGCGGACATGAATCACATTGCGGCTCTTCCCTTCGTAAAGATTTTTACAACGGTGATACGGTCTACTCAAGTGATGTAGAAGTATGCAAACATTGCATTTGTGATGCTTGCCAAATAGAAAAAAAGGATATAGAAAATGAGCTTTGAATTAAAGAAAGAGAACTTAGCTGCACTTATTCCAGGTAACAAAAATGTTGATGCCTGGCATGCAGCATTAGTAGATGTACTACCTAAATACGGTATCACTACTGAGAGACGCATGGCACACTTTGTTAGTCAATGCGCTCATGAGTCAAATAACTTTAACTCACTGGAAGAAAACTTAAACTACAGCGAGAAGTCGTTGCTTGCAGTGTTTGGTCGGTACTTTGGTACAGCACCAAAGCGCAGTGCTGCTGAGTATGCACGTAAGCCAGAAATGATTGCAAACTATGTTTACCAAGATGAGTTCCGTAGTTCTAAAATGGGAAATACCAAAGCAGGTGACGGATGGTTGTTCCGTGGCCGTGGACTAAAACAACTTACTGGACGCGACAACTACACACGCTTTGGTAAAAGTGTGGATATGACAGCAGAACAAGCAGCAACATATGTAGCAACACCAAAGGGTGCGGTAGAATCAGCGTGTTGGTTTTGGGGTGCAAACAAACTAAACGACATTGCTGATACAGATGATGTTACCAAGATGACTAAAAAGATCAACGGTGGTAACATTGGTCTTGCTGATCGTCAGACACGTTATGCTAAAGCTATGCAGGTGTTTGGTAGCCCCGTTAGTATTGCAGAAGCAAATGACGACGGTGACAACGATATGGACGTAAGTGACATTGGTACATTACGCAAAGGTTCTAAAGGCGACGGCGTTAAGATGATGCAGGATGCATTGGGCATTAATGACGACGGTGCGTTTGGTCCTGGTACAGAACGTGCGCTAAAAGCATGGCAGACTAAGAACGGCTTAACTGCTGATGGTATTGCAGGACCTGCAACACTAGGTAAACTATTAGGATAATCTATGTTTGGTGCTATTAAAATTGCTATGGTAATGACCGTAATTGCAACAGCAGGTATGGGGGTTCTTTATGTTAAAAAAATGCAAGGTGATTTAGAAACAGCACGAGAAAATGTTGCAAAAATGGAAGTAGCAGTACAAATTAGCGAAGCTAGTATTGCTACTTTACAAAGAGACGTAGTTCGCAATGCAGAACTAAGTGCGAACTTGCAAAAAGAACTACAAACAGCAGAAAAGTACGGAGATGAACTTCGTGCTACTTTGCAAAAACACAACTTAACGGCACTGGCCCAGAAAAAGCCAGGCTTGATTGAAAATAGGATGCAAGATGCAACTAATAAGCTATGGGACGATCTTCGCGGCATCACTGACCCTAATGGGGTGCTCAGTGTTCCGCCAGGAACCCAAAATAGTAACAGTAACTAATACTGTAAAAACAACTGTACCAATTGTTGCTCATCCTAAGGGTGCGCAAATTAATAACATTAAGATATATGTTGTTACAGCAGAAAACTACGACGAATTTGTTGAAAGGTTTTCAGCAAAGAACGGTGAGCTTGCATACATTGCTATTAGTATTAAAGACTACGAAAACCTTAGTTTAAACTTTGCTGAACTAAAGCGTTATATCGAACAGCAAAAACAAATTATTGTTTACTACGAAGAAGCAGTTAAACCCGAAACACTACAACAACCTAAAAAATAATATGTCTAACGAAGAATATTGGAAATGGATACGAGAGAATGTCCAGTAAAGTATTATCAGTATTAGTCACGGTATTTATTACAGTTGTTTATAGTATAATCGGTATTATTGGTATTGGTCTATTATCTGGATTGATACAAGAACCTTTACGATTTTTCAATGGATGAATCCATCATGATTGATGAAAGCAAATAGGGGAATGACTAAATACTTACACTGTACACTGCTGATATCACCTATGTAAAAATGTCACCTTAACCAACGGAAGTACTATTATGCAAAAGACTCTGATATAATGGATCAATTAACAATAACCGAAGCAGCATTTGTAAAAATACAAGATCTTCTTGCTGAAGAAAATAATCCTGAAATTAAACTTAGAACGTTCGTTCAAGGTGGTGGATGCAGCGGGTTCACTTATGGATTTACATTAGATGAAGTGCAGAATGATGACGACTTCACAATAGAACGCGAGAATGTTACTGTTCTAATTGATGCTATGAGTATGCAATATTTAGTTGGATCGGTCGTAGATTATAAAGAAGACTTGCAAGGCAACAGCTTCAGTATTTCTAATCCAGGTGCTACAAGTACATGTGGGTGTGGAAGTAGTTTTTCAGTTTAATATAAGAGGAGAAAATCATGGCATATTCAAGCAAAGTACTTGAACACTACGAAAATCCACGCAATGTGGGTAAGTTTGAAATAAACGAAACCGTTGGTACTGGAATGGTCGGGGCCCCGGCTTGTGGTGACGTGATGAAGTTGCAAATCAAAGTCGTAGACGATGTTATCATTGATGCGCGTTTCAAAACGTATGGCTGCCTTACTAGTAATGCACTAATCAATACTCCAACCAAATCAAAAAAAATAAGTGACCTAGTCATTGGTGACGAAGTATTAGCGTGGAACGGAACTAACATCGTTAATCAAAAGATTCGAGCAGTACTCAAACATTCAGTTACAATTGATGATTTATTAGTAGTAACGTTTCAAAGAGAAACAAGTAGAAAAAATATTAAATCTAAAACTTTTAGTCTAATATGTACGAAAGAACATATTTTTTGGAACGCTGATAACACTCCAGTTGAAGCACAACAACTAGTGGCTGGGCAAGAACTGTATGAAATCACTGAACATGAGTTAAGGATTCTCACTAACAATCGACACAGAGTTGATTTGAAAGAAAAAAACAGCAAAAGAATGACAGAGTGGAATACACAGTTTGACCACTCTGTGTTACCGCAAAATAAGCCAGGATATGTGTGCAAGGATTTGCCGTTAAAAAAACAACGATCGGCAGAAGCCTCCAGAAAAAATTGGGAAAATCCTGTATATGTGGATAAATGGAGACAAGGTATGGCGAATATAGACCGTTCCGTCCCAACTAGCATAGAAAAAAAATATATTAACTTGTTTGAAAAAAATAACGTAGCTGCAAAATGGTGTTCAGGTAAAGTATGGATACAATCAAGTACTGGGCCAGTTAGTCCAGACTTTGTTGTTCCTGGCAAGAAAAAATGCATCGAAGTATACACTAAAAATATGCCAAAATTTATGCAGGATCGATCTGATGAATCCGATTATGTGGTAAATCGTAAGCAACAATTGGCTTCAGCTGGATATGACTCCTTATTTTTAGCTGTAGAAGAAATTGATACCTCGTTGAAACAGGTACAAAACTTTATCCACAATGGCATGAAAATTGTGTCAGTGTCAGCGGTTACTCATCACAATCAACTAAGAGGGTGCGAACGGGATGATAAGAAGGTTGTGGTATACGATCTTAAATTGGAAGACGGCGCTCATGTGTTTTTCTCAGAACGAGTAGGTTCACATAATTGTGGTTCAGCCATTGCCTCCAGTAGCCTTATTACCGAAATGGTCAAAGGTATGACACTAGATCAGGCAGGCGCGATCAAGAACAGCGAACTGGCAGAAGAGCTATCACTGCCTCCTGTTAAGATACACTGTAGTATTCTTGCAGAAGACGCTATCAAAGCAGCGGTGGCAGACTACAGATCAAAACATGATAACGCTAACGCATAAGGCAGCCGTAAATGATTACCTTAACAGACAAGGCTAAGCAAAAAATAACACAGCTTCTTAAACATCGTGGACACGGTGACGGAGTTAGACTAGGTGTTAAAACTACAGGATGTAGTGGGTTGGCGTATACTTTTGAGTATGTAGATGTGTATGAAGCAGAAGCAGGCGTAACCAATTTTGCTCAGCCTGAATTTGTAGTGTTAATAGATGCCAAAGGACTAGCATACTTAGATGGTATGACCGTAGATTGGATACGTAATGGATTAAATGAAGGGTTTGATTTCTCAAATCCAAACGAACGTGACCGATGTGGTTGTGGTAGTAGCTTTCGTATTTAAAAGCCGAATGAAAGATAAAAGTTATGTTTTTCCTTCGTAAGGCTAAATAAAATGAAGGAGAATGTACATGTTCCTATTTGAAACCACAGAAACTAATGCCTATACAAAAAAAAGTAAGTTTGCCAAACTTACAGAATATACTCGAACTAAAACTTTAACGCATTGGAAGTGTGATAATTGTACTATAGAATTTTCCAAAGCACGAAATGGAAAGTATGATACCAATGTGAAAGCATATTGTAAAACCTGTATTAGCAAAGTGGGATTAAATAAACTCGCTAGTGTTGCAGGATACGATTCAAAAGTTGTGAATAAATTTATACCTAACTTAGGGAAGGTGGTTAATGGTAAAGATGGATATCCAGAAGTTTATATAGGCAAAGATTATCCCTATAGAAAAGGTGGATATAGGTGTATACGGGAACACTTGTTTGTAATGGAATGTTATCTAGAACGAGGACTCGCCCGCGGAGAAATAGTACATCACATCGATGGCGATAAAAAAAATAATAAAATAGAAAATTTGTTTCTGACCAGCGTAGCAGAACACAATAAACTACATGCCGAATCTGAGAGTATTGTCTTTGCCCTAGTGAAACAGGGGTTGGTGATGTTTAATAAAGCAACTGCACGATATGAATTGATCAGCTAAGGTAAAAGTTTTAGAGTATAATAACAACTAAATAATAGCATATAACGTGAGGGCGTTATACGTTAGCAATGGGGGCGATTAATGATTGAAATGATCGATAGGATATTTGGAGATACTCTCTGGATATACACAGCAATACTAGGATCACTTCTTGGAGCGGCATTCTTAGCTTATTTTAAAGACACTAGAGCAGGCTTATGGTGCTATGCTAAGTTTGATCAACTATTAGATTTCTTAAGAGATCGATACAGTTTGACTTGGTTTGACCAACCTGAAGATGCGTGGCGTCAAAAATATCCTCATGTTACTAAAAAGATCGACGAGCTCGAAGCACGTCTTAACAAACTCGAGGAAAAGAAATAATGGCTGAGAAGAAAATAATTACAATGGACAGTGAAGTTGCAACCACTATGGATGCAAACGGTGATGGACATATTACCAAAGCTGAAGCAGCAATGGATCTAGAGTTTAAACGCAAGCGTTTAGAAGATCAAGATGCTATGCGTGATGCACAGCGTAACATGGCATGGTTTGCATTATTTGGTATGCTACTATACCCGTTTGCAGTTGTAGCAGCAGTATTTGCAGGCTTAGATCAGGCTGCAACAGTACTAGGCGGAATGGCACCTACTTACTTTGTATCTGTTGCGGCAATTGTAGCAGCGTTCTATGCTAAAGAAGCAATGACAAACAAGTAATCATTACTAACTAAATGTAATAGTCCGTACGATAAGTAATTGCATGGACTATTACAAACTTTTAGGTGTTGCTCGCAACGCTACTCCAGAAGAAATAAAAAAAGCATATCGCAAACTTGCGATGCAGCACCATCCTGATCGCAATGGCGGTGATGATACTAAGTTCAAACAAATTCAAGAAGCGTATGCTACACTAAGTGATCTGCAAAAACGTTCAGAATACGACAATCCTCAACCTAAATTTAATAATAGTCGAGGATTTAATGCTGGGGGTAATACAGGTTCGTTTGAAGATTTGTTCCGTCAATATAGCACAAATCCTGGGTTTGGTGGCCAACAGAGTAGACAACCCCGCAATAGAGATGTTACAATAGAATATAGACTGACATTTGAAGAATTGTTTACTGGAAAAGCTGTTAACATACAATATAGACTTCCTAGCGGAAAAACAGAAATACTAGATGCTGCTGTTCCGCCAGGCGTGAAACAAAATGATAGTGTTCGATTTGGTGGTATGGGAGATGATAGTTTCCCGCAAGTGCCAAGAGGAAACTTAGTTCTTAATATTAAAGTTCAACCTCATCCAAAGTGGACTAGAGATAATGATAATATTATTACAACAGAAAACATTTCTGTATTTGATTTAATGTTAGGAACTAACATAGAAATATCAACCCCTGCAAATAAGCATTTTAGTTTAACTATACCAAAAGGAACTAAGCCCGGAACAGTCTTTAGTATATCAGGACAAGGTGTGCCTAATGTAAATACAAGAAGGCCAGGTAATGCACATATCAAAGTTGAAGCAGACATTCCAAAAATAAAAGACGAAGAAATATTACAAAGACTAAAGGATATAAAAGATGAAATTAATAAGCTCTCCTAATGATTTTTTAAACAAGGCTGTAAAACCTTTTGAATTTGAAACAATGGATGCTAAACAAATTGCCGGAGAGATGTGTCAAATAATGATGGCAAAGAATGGCCTCGGGCTTGCTGCTAATCAAGTTGGATTAGATGCACAGATTTTTGTTATGAGACCCGTTGAACATGCAGAAGTTACTAAACCTTTTGCAGTAATTAATCCTGTTATATTAGAAATTAGCGAAGACACAGTTACAGGGAAAGAAGGATGTTTAAGTCACATAGGATTAATATTAAATGTTAATAGACCTAAACGTTTGGTGGCGCAGTTTCTTGACATTGATGCAAAAGAGTGTATACTACAGTTTAGTGGGATAGATGCACGTTGCTTCTTACACGAATATGATCATCTTCAAGGAATTGAATTTACTGATAGAACAAGTAAATTAAAATTATCAATGGCTAAGAAGAAACAAAAGAAATTAATAAAGGAACATGCAAATGGTTGAACCAAGTAAAGATCTACAACTAGTATTTGATAAGGCTGTCAAAGATGCTCAGAAATTAAAACATGAATATGTTACACTAGAGCATTTGTTGTTCTCAATGTTGTGCAGTGAAAACTTTTACAATCTAGTTAAAGGGTTCGGTGCTGATCCTGATTATCTAAAATCTAATCTAGAACATTATCTAAAAAATAGTTGCGACGACATTAAAACAGAAGTTGAAAAATTTAAACCTAAGAAGACACAAACTGTCGAACGCTGTTTGAATCGTGCGTTTACACAGACGCTGTTTAATGGTCGTAGTCATATTGAACTAAGCGATGTGATGTTAAGCATTATCAGTGAGAAGAAATCCCACGCAGCATTCTACTGTGATCAAGCAGGTATTGTCAAGGATAAGTTTGCTAGCTATCTAAGTAGCGAAGTGGAAGTCGAAGAAGAAGAAGAAATGAGCGGTGCAGCAGCTAAAGCTCTGCGATCATTTACAACTAATCTCAACGACGAAGTTAAAAAGAAAACTATTGATCCAGTTATTGGACGTAAAGAAGAATTGGATGCAATTGCTCTTGCATTAGGTCGTCGTAATAAAAACAACGTATTGCTAGTTGGTGATCCGGGTGTAGGTAAAACTGCTATTGCAGAAGGCCTAGCATTTAACATTGAACAGAAAACTGTTCCTGCATTCCTACAAGACTACAATGTTTATAATCTAGACATTGGTAGTATGCTTGCTGGTAGTAAATATCGTGGTGACTTTGAAGAACGTTTTAAACTAGTCCTTCAAGCCTTAAAGAAAAAAGGCAAAACTATTATGTTTATTGACGAAGCACACATGATTAGCGGAGCAGGCGCGGGCGGAGGTAATAGTGCTAATGACCTTGCTAACATGTTAAAACCTGCATTGAGCAAAGGTAACATTAAAGTTGTTGCATCTACCACTTGGGAAGAATATCGCAAGTACTTTGAAAAGGATCGTGCATTGATGCGTCGATTCCAACGTGTTACAGTTGATGAGCCTACAGCAAGTGTGACTAAAGATATCTTGCTTGGTCTTAAAAAGTATTACGAAGACTATCATAAAACTACTATTACTGAAGCAGCGATTGACGAAGCAATTAAACTTTCAGTAAAATATCAAGCAGATAAGAAGCTGCCTGATAAAGCAATTGATTTAATAGACCAAGCATGTTCACGTTTTAATCTGAAAGAAGTAATCGGTGATAAAATTGTGGATGCATTTGAGATCCAATACGAACTTGCTAAAGCAGTTAACTTGCCTGAAGAACAAGTAAGCGAAAGAGAAACTGAAAATCTTGCTAATCTTGAACGTAACATCAAACGTCAAGTATACGGGCAAGATAAGGCAGTTGAAAGTATTGTTGATAAGATTCTTGTTGCACAAGCAGGGTTAAAATCAGCAGACAAGCCTATTGGTAGTTTTGTGTTTATGGGTCCAACTGGTACAGGTAAAACTGAAACTGCAAAAGCACTTGCTACTAACCTAGGTGTTAAACTTGTACGCTTTGATATGAGTGAATATCAAGAGAAACACAGTGTAAGTAAGCTGATTGGGTCGCCTCCAGGATATGTTGGTCACGAAGATAGTGCAGGACAACTTATTGTTAAGTTGCAAGAAAATCCTAACTGTGTATTACTACTAGACGAGATTGAAAAAGCACACCCTGATGTTAGTCAAATTTTGTTGCAAATTATGGACAATGGTAAGATCACAGGATCTAATGGTAAAGAAGCAGATGCACGTAACTGTGTACTAATCCTTACTACTAACTTAGGTGCTGCTGATTCAGAGAAGAATAGCATCGGCTTCGGCGGAGACTTCCAAGATAATTCTTACGAAGATAAAGCTCTTAAGAAATTCTTTAGTCCAGAGTTCCGCAATCGTTTAGACGGTGTGATTACATTTGCTAAACTTGGTAAAGAGATCATGCTTAAAATTGTTGGTAAGTTCCTTGTTGAACTTAAAGACCAAGTTAAAGACAAACGTGTTAAAATCTCTATTACTGACGAAACACTTGACTACTTAGTAGACAAAGGATTTGATCCTAAGATGGGTGCTCGTCCGTTGCAACGTGTTATTGATAAAGAAATTAAAATGCCACTTGCAAGAGAACTACTGTTTGGAAAACTTAAAGACGGAGGCAATTTGACTATTGATGTAGTTGACAATGCTATTGTACTCAAGGTGGAAGTTAATGAAACTGTTGATCAAGTGTGAAACTACTAAACTGTTTTATGACGAGTATCTATATAAACTAGTTGTAGTAAACGGACTTTCGTATTTGTTTAGAGATAAAAATCTTTCAAATGCGAAAGAAGAACTAGATGTATTACAACAAAAATACGATTCATACGAGCCCCTAACAAGGGGCTCGTATGGATATAAGTATCCAGTTGACCTTGATACATTCTTTGAAGCTAAAAATATTTACATAGAGTTTTGTAAACAACGTGATTTTAAACTTCGTATATCTAATCCATATATGCAAATATACTCACATGATTACGATTGGTTAGCGATGCTAGCTTTAAAGATTAAATCTTCTAAAGAACTATGGGAACCCAAAGCTGGTAACGTATCTATACTGGATAAAAATATTATTTTAGTTAATCGCCCTGCCGACTATCTATATAAAGTTACATTGGGGTATTCTTGTGATAAAAATTTAGCCAACTGGATTAGAAATAATTCTGACAAAGTTAAAGCAGGTAATACGTGTTTAGAAACTATCGAACGCGGAGGTTACGTTCGAGGTATGTATTTTTATGCTAGAGATGATAAGATAATACAACTATTAAATTTATTTGTTGGTAAACTGTCGCGAATAGACAAATTAGTATACAATACAAATATTGATAAATAGTTATATGGCAAACAGTGAAACAATCTTATCAGCAAATACGCACCCAGGGGACAGCACACCAACAGTTGTAACCGGAACAAAATATAGAGGAGACGGTTACTACGGACGTAGTGATGGTTTCCACACGATACAATACGACATAGACGGGTTTATTGGTACAGTTGCAATACAAGCAACTTTAGCAGTTGATCCTGCTGATGCTGATTGGTTTACTGTATATACACAAGCATATCCAGTAGTCAGTGAAACCGGAACAACTACTTCAGTAATTACTAACTTTACTGGTAACTATGTTTGGATTAGAGCAGTAATTACATATACAGATGGTACTGTTAATAGCATTAGATTAAATCATTAAGGCAGTATTATGAAACATTTTGTATATATAGTAATGGAAAAAAATAATAGTTTAAACGAAAGTTTAGATGAAAGTATTTTCCCAGGTAGCGAATTATACGAAACTGCACAGGGTGCAAGTGTATATCAAATTCCATTGCCAAGACAATTAACAAACGAAGAAGCAGACGAGTATGCACACAACCTAGCAAACTATATGTTTGAATGTGGATGTGACGACTTTGATATTGAATTTCCCGTTGATGAAGAAGTTGTAGAAGAAATTACTCTAGATGGCAATGACTTCTATGAAGAATTTGGTGACATGTGGTTTAACGAAGATGACGAGCTAGACGAAGCAGAATATCAAGGCCGTAAAGTTTCGCTAGGTAAGCCTATGCAAGGCGATGTTAAGAAGTTTAAAGTATACGTAAAGAATCCTAAGGGCAACATAGTTAAAGTTAACTTTGGTGATCCTAATATGCGTATTAAGAAATCAAACCCAGCACGTAGAAGAAGTTTCCGTGCTAGACATAATTGCGATAATCCTGGGCCACGTACATCTGCGAGATATTGGAGTTGTAGGGCTTGGTAATGCATTACACTATCTATAAAATAACTAACCATATAAATGGAAAATATTACATTAGTAGACACGCTACTAAAAATGTAAATGATTCCTATATGGGTATAGGTATTAAAAATGCCATCAATAAGTATGGCGTTGAAAACTTTACTAAAGAGATTATTGCAACAGCAGATGTTGTAGGAGAATAACATGAAAATATTTGAAGTGACTGAGATAGATCAAAAAGACGATAAAGACCTAGGTTATGATCTAGTCGATGACACTAGTGTTTGGATGCGTAATGATCCACAGTTTTATCGCAAAGAACTTTTTCCTGTAATGAGTCGTATTGCTGATCTACACCGTGCAGGCAAAGACATTGATCGTAAAAAGCATTTAGGTCCAGTAGTTGAAAAAGGTATTAATCGCTACTGTGCAGAATATGATCTAGGACATTCACCAGAGGATGTGTTTAGTCAAGCAGACAGAGATGCACTACTTGACAAACTATTTGGTGAAGGTATGGACGAAATTAAACAAGGTGACTACAAATGAGATTAAG